CCTTTGGCACGATTTTTGACTTTACTTTTGGCACAATTATTGATTACTATGTATTCAATAATTGTGCCAAAAGTAAAGTCAAAAATCGTGCCAAAGGCACTTTTAGCTCAAAGATACTGAAATTATTGGAATATTTATTTATGGTATGAAGATTGCATAGAGGCAAGTGTCTAACTTTTAGTCAATCAAGAAGCGTGCCAGAATAAAAGGAAGGGAATTCAATCACTTACCGTTGGCACGGTTCGTGTCTGGAACTGGATAGTCAGTGAGTGTATAAACTTTAGACAAAATAAAACACCCACCTACTAAGTAGATGAGTGCTATCTAAACTATATGAGGAAAGCGGGTGACCCGTATCGTGGGTCCGACGCCATAGAACCGTCATGGTACGGTGGACAACCTTTACAGTTGCTGATCTGTTTGTGGGCGGCCTGACTCGACCAAGGCAGTAGGCTAGTGGCTTCGGCCATACCTAGCGCCCACATATCCTTAACGGCATTTAGCCGGAAGAACTTTAGGGACATTTCTTAAATGAGTCGTAAAATTCATCCATGGTGTGAACCGAGTCAAACTCCGTGACCTCATGGACAGTGGGATCTAGGTAGACCCGGCAACCACCCTTAATAATCGGGGCCACCATGATAATGTGCTCGGCCCTTACCAGTATCTCAGGCACAAGGCCATGTGTCTTAATCCTTACCCACATCCTTAGTGCTCCGATCTTGTAAGTAAGGTATCACAATACCGCCAAGTGTGATGCTAAAGAGACAGACACAAGCGAACGTCAGACTGAATTGATGTAATGGCATTAGCGTCCTGCTTCACGTACTGAAGGTTTAGTGCCTTGTCGTCTAAGATCGCCAGCGCCGCTAGATGGTCCGTAAGGGGCCGGGAAGCTACCTGGGTAGCCTTCGACCCGTGCAATGACCGTGAACCAGGGCGTAGGGCTCTCAGCGGCCAGGTCTGTGGCCAGGAAGAGGCGCTCTGCATTGTAGTTCTCGGCAAACCAGGGACCAGAGGCCTTATCGATACCCATGACCGGGATGACAAGCTGCAAGAGAATCTTCTCAAGCTGGGTCAGATCGTTTGCCAGTTGGCGGCTGCCCTGTGCGTCGATCGTGAACTGGCCACTGATGCGAGGACTATGGAACAGCAAGGTAGCATAGGGGAGCGCGTACCGTTCTGAGCACTGTGTAAAGATGTTGTACGCCATGCTAGCAGCCAGGCTAGTGACCACACATCGGATCGTAATGCCTTTGGCCTTGACTTCTTTCATCGCTTGGATGAACATGAGGCCGTGAGAGATGTAACCACCTGGGGAAGCGATTACGATGTCGATAGGCCTGTCTGATTTGTCGGCTAGGGCGACCAGCTTGTTAGCCAGACCGAACATTCGCTCGTCTACTATACCAGATAGGGTTAGTAAGCGATCCGGGTTGACCTCAATGCTTCCGGTGACTGCGCTCGAGGCAGGCTCTTGCTCCTGCTGGGTCTCGATCGGCTCTTGTGCCATATAGAGAAACTGGCTGGCGTGCGAAGTCTTGCCGGGTTGTGCGCTTGAAGAGCCCGTCTCTGGATGTGAGGACGCGATCGACGATGTCTTCGTAAGGGAGGCCGGTGAGCAGGCCCCGAGAGACAAGGCCATCAAGACAAACGCTAAGGTCCAGAACCCTAGGAATATATGACGCGGTTTCACTTGCAAGAGGCTCTCCGTTGCGTAGCTTGTTCGCTTGGCGACTGCCGCCGTTGAAGTTGGCAAGGAGTTCCGCGATGTTGTTGTTTTGTTTCGTGTAGTGTTCAAGTAGTAATACTCCGTATGTGATGTTGGTTTCGGGGTCAAACAGATTAGGGTTGTTTGGTAGTGTCGGATTCTGATTTCGGACTTCTTTTGCCGCTATGTCCGTCATCTGTGTCAAACCTTTTGCCCCCTCGGAACTCGTCGCCATCGTATTGAAGCTCGACTCCGTCATTATCATGGCTAACACTAGCGCTTTGGTTATTAGCATTTGCAGTCATCACCCGTCTAATCTGTTTGGTTGCCTCGGACAGACCGTTGTCGTATCCGGTTGTGTAAATCTTCTGCAGCGCGGTCTGTAGCTTCTGACCGTTTCCTGCATCTCGTACCAGCTTTCGAAGTTCTTTGATGACTTCCGGAGTGAATCTTACGTTTCTCATGTCAATCCTTTGTGTATAGATAGGCCAGTAGCGTGATACCGATCGCGCACCAGAATATGAAACAGGCGAATGCCTGTAGTAGCCAAAAATCAATTGCGTTCATTTGATACCTCCGAACGTTGTAGAGACCTTCTCACCGAAGCGAATCGGTACTGACCAACCAAGGTCACTGTTAAGACTCTCTACGACCGAGGCACTCAATAACTTAAACTCTTCTTGTTTAGCCTTTGGTATCGAGAAGATACACTCGTCGTGAATCAGTGCTATAAACTCGGCGTAGTCACAAATTGCGAAAAGCTTGTAAATGTACACATCCAAGACACCCGAAGCGGAGGACTGAATGTACGCGTTAAAGGCCTTGTAGCTGTTGGGCGTGCATCGGTAACCGAACTGGTTAACCACTGCCCCCTTCTTCTCGATCTCCCAGGACAAGCTATCACGTACTGCCTTGAGTCCTATGTAACCGTCCCAGTATGCCTTGACCGTGCCCTTGCTCTCTGATACCGTGATCGTCTTGCCGTTCTCCTCGGACGTGGTGCGGAACTTCTTGTAACCCATGCCGTAGCCCAGGCCGAGGCAGGCCACCTTGGCGAAGTTTCTTACCGGCTTCTTGCAGTAGTCCTTGCACACTTCTGGGTCAACAACCCACTGGTCGGCAAAGGACAGGCCCGTAGGCATTGTGTGATTGTGGAAAATGTCCCACATCTGATCCCGACTCGGGGGGAACTGGCTAGCTGACATCAAATATATGTCATCAATCATTAGCCAGGTGCCGTCATAGTAGGGCCGCTTGCCGATCCCCGTCACGGTCGCGTACATGTAGCGGGGGTCCTTGCTCAGCTCTGACGTGATGGAGGGCTCTAGGGCCACAACATCCTGGCTAACAAACACCCGATCGTCGTCCGCTATGATACATTCCATGAACTTAGTTGCCTTGCGGGCCATGGCGGGCAGATTTAAGCCCCCCTGCTTGCCCTTTAGGCGTTGTTTCTCAAAGTAGGCTTCAATTACATCTGTCATTCTACACCTTTTCCACCAGCAACCCTGTTACTCGAAGTTCCAGAGGCCCGGATCTCACAATGTAACCGTCCAGTTTCGTGTGATCCAAGGTAAACCCCAAGCATTTGCTGTAATACCAGAAGTAATTTTCTTCGTTTATACAGTATCTCCCCGAGGGGGCCCCATGTAGACAGGTGCTTGGAAGCGAAACTTGGGTACTTGAGAGCAGCTTGTTGAGTCGTAAGTTCACCAGACTCCACCTTATCGAGCCCAGTCTTGGTTGTCCGCCCGCCGACCACGCCCAGGCAGTCAATGAAGAGCTGTTTGAGCTGAGTATTCGACCCAATGTTGAAACTCTCAGCCTTGGTTGGACGGCTTTTGATCTTACCGGGGTGCTTTTTGGCCCACTCAAGTCGAGAATCCACGGTTGCATTGAAAAAATCATTGGTTATCTCCTTGATTTCGGCGTCTACCCGGTATATCTCTGTTTTAAGGGCTTCTCGGTCGATCTTTAGGCCGCGCATGTAGGCCCCACACATTAACTTGACCCTGTTGGTGTACAAGATCCAGTCCTGGGACCAATCGAAGCCCTTCATTGTCAAAATCTCTGACAGTTGTTCATAAAGGAGTAAAGTTGTCTCTGTATCCGCTATGTTATACTGTTTCAGCTGCTCGTAGGGGAGCAAGTGAAGGTGGGATCCGTGGTTCGTCTTGATCCCGTGGTTTTCTTCAAGCCATTTGTGAGCCACGGACTTGTGGTTCTGGTTGATTTGGGGCAGGTACCTTGACGCACATGCCTCCAACCCCATTCCGACCTTCTTAGGCCCCTTTACGACGTCCTGTTCGTCCAGCAGCTCGTCCATGATGTCGTCAGCCGTCTTGACCTCGAACTTCTCGAACTTGTTACCCCCGGCATTGTCGTCTAGCTGAGCCATGCGCATGCTATCGGCTGCCCAGTTGAACTTGAGGTCGGGATAGAGTTTACTGAAGACCCCGTATTCAAAAGACAAGTTGTGTACCAGCAGGGGGCTCTGTAGCTCGGCCAACCTGCGGATCATCCGGTCGATCTCTGTGGGGTTATTGGAGAACCAAGACTGGATACCAGCCTCAGTCCGCCAGCTGCATGCAATAGAATCGATCTTAAAGCCTGGACGCCAGTAGCGGTATTCAGCTAGGCCGTTGCATGACGTTTCAATGTCTATAGAGATCACTTGCGATCCTTACTAGGGTCAAATCCCCAATGCTCCAGTTTCCATTGCTCAACCAAATCACGGGCGGCTTCCGCAGAGGGTAGGCCCCATTTCTCATACGTCTTTCCCCGGATCATGATCTCTGCTACCCAGTAGCCCTTTTGGAGAGAGACATTTTTATAGGGCCCGGCAGAGCCTTTCCTCTTTACGCGATTGGCCTGATTTAATTCTCTTGTGACCGATCGAAGATTGTCCCGCTTGTTGTTGAGGGTGTCCCCGTCCCGGTGGTCAATCATGCTCCCCTCACAGAGAAGACGATGCATGTAAAGACCTTTAGAGGTTTTGGCGTAGAAAGTTCCTCCCGCTCTCGACTGCACGGCATACCATTTATATTGCGACACGATTTCCAGGTCCTCGTGTTCAATCACAGCGACCTTGCCTTTTGAGAGCGGGTAGAAGATGCTCATTTTTTGCCTTGTTTCATTTCAATTACTGTTTTAAGATCGGCCTTGATGAAAGCGGGCAGGTCCCCGGTTACTCCGGCCAAACGTGGGTCGAAGTTCATGAACTTCTTTACGGCCCCGTTCTGGTCCTTAGATACCCTTTGCACGTCCGCGCTAGTCTGAAAGACTCGTCCAGATTTACCATCCTTGCCTGTGACCTTGCCGATTACTAGGATGTCGGGGAACTGGGCGATAAGTCCCTCTGCCACTGCATATCCACTGAGTCGTGGCTTAGCAACTCCGATAGCTCCGTTGTCGTCCACTTCTTGGACATCAAGGATGCCTGTGACGATAACGTGAACTCCAGCCTTGTCTTGTGCATCTCGTAGTGCCTTCATGTATTCGTCTGCAAGGGCGATTGTGCTGCTGCCCTCTGCAAAACTGTTATGCTTACCGCTGGTCGCCTGGCACATGTTGGCCCACTTAGGCGTAGCTCGGATCAGTTTTTCGAGTTCGGTGAGTCCGTCGAGGACAACAGTCTTAATTTCGGCTTTCTTGAGAACTTCGGGGGCGAGTATTTCAAGCCCTCTCTTGAATGCTGCTTCCGGCTTGAGAGGGTTGCCGGACTTGTCTCGGTCGATACACACAGCAAGGAGGTCTCCTGAGCTTTTAACAGCCGATGAAGTTCCATGGCGCTCTGAGTCAAGATATAGGTATAGAATTTTGCCAGGAGCCGTACCAGCCACGTGCGATTTTCCAGCGCCACTGCTCCCGAGGACGATAGCGAATAATAGATCCGTTCTGACATTGGATACCTCGTTCATCAAATCAATCATGTGTGTCTCACTTCTTTAGGTTGTTCTGTCGTATTACACGCTTGTTCGCAGCCATCCGCGCCTTGCGTAGTTCCCGTTCGATGATCTCTTTCTGGTTGCCGCGCAGTTGTGCGGCGTAGTCTTCCATTGACACCGGCTTCCAGCCCTTGTATGTTTCCTTCAGAAAGCGGAAGTAGCCTAGACTGACTACGTCTCCTGCTTTGGTGTTCCGAATTGCGTCGTCTACTGTCACTGTGACCTCCGGATCCTTGTCGATGAGTGAGATAAGTTCGTCGATGTCAATCATTTGATACCAATCCATTTCTTGTAGAGTGGCCAGAGTGCCAGGATCAAGGCCAGGCCGGTTATCCAGGTCAACATGAATGCGACTACTTGTTCTTTCATACCTCGCCTCCGTCTGCCGGAATCCAGTAAGGAACACCATGTTTGATGACCCCAAATCCCGCTGTAGACCCAATCCCGCTGGCTGCTGCGTAGTCTGCTGCCTTACTCGTGGTGTCCATAAGGTGCCCGCACTCCATGCCCCAAACAAACTTACCCATTGTCTCGCGGTATGCCAGGGACGTTTTGTGTGTATGTCCACTCATCACATTGATACCCATGAGGACTGCCTTCTGTATCGGAGTGCCCCCGTTCTCGTCCCCGTGAACAAACAAGATGTCTCCGCGCGGCGAGGGGACGATCAACTTTTTGCGGGGGTCCGTGCGCCAGTTCCAGCCCTTGTTGGGGATCATCTCTTGTAGAGACTTGATCATTCTGGAGGGCAACTTGGATTCTGAGGCTTTCATCATTACTCGGCGGTCATGGTTTCCAATAAGGATTTCCATCTTCTTGAATCGTTTTCCAAGATCTACCATACCCTGGTAAGCGCGTTCGAATTCATCCTCGGGGCTGGGGTCATCCGTAGCGCCAGGCCAGCGTGACCAGGCTTTCTGGTCCATGATGTCGCCCAACTGGATAACAAGATCGGGCTTGTGCTTCAGTGCCCACTTGTGCGCCATCTCGATGCCCTCTTGGTGCGGCCAAGGAAAATGGATGTCAGGCAAAACAAGGATTGTCTTAGGATATAGTTTGCTCATTCGGTCTCTTTCTTGTGCCAAATTACGTTAAGTTGCGCGAACTCTGTATGAATGCTGTTGTAAAGTCGTCCGAAGGTCGGGTCCAAGATGTGAGCGACACACTTGTCGTCTATTGCTCGGACACCCCTGCCGAGTCTTTGGACGGTATTCTGCATAGTTCGCAGCTTATACCAGTGATCTCCGTCAGCTAGCCCTACCCTCTTCTGCACAAACAGGTCTTGTCTGTCTGGATACATCAGGGTTGGTAGTATCATCTGTTGACAGGTCTCATACGGAAGGTCGATCCCTTCTGCGCACCCAGCGGCCAACCAGATTCCGCCATACTCAATGAATCTTCTCTTGACTTCCGCCTTGTTGCGCGTATTATTCACAAGTGGGCGCAAGTTGCCTAGAAGCTCTGACAGTACCCGCTGCTGCTCGTAAGTCACATGGACAAGCGTTGGCACAGGGTTTGCAGAGTAGATCTTGAGGATCGCGTCTGCCAGTACTTGAGGGTCCTTTCGAAAGTCCGGGTCTACTGGGGAGTAGTACACCGGGCGGTTCTCAGGGGGAGTCAAGTACGGTCGCTGGTCGTACGTATAAGATCTACCAGCGGCCAGTTGTTCTGAATCGTACCGAGTCATGGTACCTGATACTGCTATCACCTTACGCGCGTCAGTTACGGCCTTGATTAGACTGTGTGGCACTCGGACAGGTGTAAGTACCAGGCACTTTTGAGGTCTAGCGCCGTTAATCGGAATCATTGCCTTTGAAATCTCGAAGACTTGGTTCTGACTACCCTCTTCTAGGCTGTCTTTTAGTCTGGCTATCCGTTCGAACTCCGCCCAAAGCGGACCGGGGGCGTCAGATACTGCAAGGGCCTTCTTGAGGCGATCATAACGGTTATAGCACCACTTTATCAGGTCGCCCTCGTTCTTAGCATTCTCTGGAACGTTGGTCTTGGCGACTGGGATCACTTGAGCGGCTAGATAGGTTAACATGTCTACCAGCAAGTGAGCCTCATCGATCACGATCAAGTCTGGTGTCCTTAAGCCCCGTTGCCGCGCGAAATGGTAGCTTAGGGGGTTAAAGATCGAGGGAGTACCTGATTTTGCTGCCTTGTGTGCCTTGTGATACTGCTCAGCTGAGTCGTATCGGTCCTTGCCCCGGACATCGTTTAACTCTGGGTAGTCGTCCTGATACTGTTTGATCAGGCTGTTGTCAGAGGTAATGATGTCGCAAGCCGAGGACTGACGCTGCCAAGATCGCGCAAGAAAAGACTTGCCATATCCAGGCGGCATGTTTGAACAAAACACTTGGGACTCAAGTAAAGCTTTGTTTCCGTCGATAAAAGCATTAACCTGCTCGGGACGGGGGTTGCGACCTGAGCCATCAGACGGAGGAATTTCTAGCTTTGACATTCTGTCTCCTTTCAGTGTTCTCGACTCGTGTCTTCTCTTTGTGACAGATCGAACACAAAACTTGTAGGTCTTCCGGACCGCAGAACAATCTAAAGAGGTATTCGTCCCATGTGAGAACCGTACCGTCAGTTGGAACCAAAGCTACCTTGTGGTCTACGGCAACTTTAAGAGGAATGAGTGGGGGTCGCTCAAGTCCTGCTGCCTTAGCTGCTTTCAGTTCCTTAGTCTGCTTAGGCGTGTGCTGTGCCTTGCCTAGAGTGCCGCAGAGTGCGCAGCGATGCCAGACGTTCTTGCGGTAGCCTTCACTTGTCTTCTTACGGGTCAGGACTTCGACACGGGCTGCTTGTAGAGCCAGGTTGCGGCCAGGCCAGCGAAACCAGATACGTCGCCAAGCGCCGCGCATCTGAGACCGGAAGAACGCTGCCGTCCATTGCTTCTTACCGGGCTCTTTACCAATGAACGGGGGTATATCTGTATTCATTCAATGCCCAGTTGGTTAGCTGCCTGATTGACCGCCCGCAGGACTTCGTCTTCCGGCTTAGGGTCAGGCAAAAATTTATTTACGTATAAGCAATTCATAGAAACTAGGTCTCGGGACATACCCGCTTCGAAGAGCCCGCTCGCCAAGCTCCATAGTTTTGTATGGCGCATTCCCGCTAGAGGCGTGTCTTGTATGAAGCTGGCTAGACGCTGGAAACCGATCCTCCCCAGGTCGGCATCCGTTAAAGAGTCGGAATCGACGTTCTGATTCTTCGGGGCCTCGATCATAGGGATAGATGGCACGCTCTTGCCATGGTGTTCGAATACTCGCTCCTTCTTCCGTCCAGTCTTGGGATGAAGACGGCCCGGATTGGAGAGGAGCCGCGCGTGCTGGTATAAAGAAGCATCCGAAACCACGTTCAAAGTATCCTGCACGTAGCGTAGCTGGCTGTAAGGAACGTCCCGACCCAGCATTGGAACTATTTTGATGCATATGTGGAATCCTTTCGAACCCGACGACCAGACCGTAAAGTCAAAGTCTTGGGCAATGAATTGTTTCGTAAGCTCTCTGGTGTAAACCTTAATGCGCTCAACTTCTTGGGGGGAGTCGTTTGAGGCATCAATGTCGATCCAGAGTCGGTCCGAGTAAACTTCGAACCTAGAGAAATTAGTTGCGTCACCCTGAGCTTGCACTGCGAACTTAGCTGCTTCATTGAACGCGTAGACACTGCAATAGCCTGCGTCCGGCCTTTTGAAGAAATCAGGTAGCGCAGAACGCGGCACCATAAGACCAGTACGCATCGAAGGCTGTAAAGCGTATTCATGATACCACATTCTTTATTTCTCAAAATGGGAGGTCCACATCAATTGACGCCGTTGCCTCAAGGTCCACAAGAGCTTCCTTACTAGCGAAGATCTCGAGTACGTTGATATAATCCGCGTTGCTCTGTCCTTTGGCGTTCAACTGACGCTTGATACCCGCCTCAGCAGCAGCAGCGTTAAGGGCTTCCTTATTAGCGAAATTGCCGTCAAGTTTGCGAGTCACGTGGTCTTTCTCAACAAGGATATAGTCGTCCTTACCGACGTACTTAGCGTGCGGACCGTTGTAACCGAGGCGAACCTTGATAGTCTTGCCCACCATCTTGTTCACATCGCCGAAGAGTGCGCCGACTTGCTGCATGCCGTTGTCGTAGTCAAATTGAATGCCGAGTCCACGGAAGAATTTCTGAAGCTTCTCAAGCGGCCAGACTTCCTTCTTAGCGCCGAAGAGGAAGCCATTGCGGCACTCTACTGGAACGCTAAGGAAATATCGCAGGCCCTTGCCGTCATGGGTTTCAAGTTGAATCTGAGTCCCGATCCACGCGGAGTCTTCTGATTTAGTTGTTTCATCAAACGTCACGGCCTTGATAACCATGTCGTAAGTGCCGGGCTCAGACAGGAAGTTACCGCCGCCCTCTTTCTTGTTAGAGTCAAATTGTGCCTGTGTGATTGTAGGCTTGGATGCGACATTGAATTTTGGAATTGACATTTTATCTCCTTTGTTACTTTTAACTTAACGGCGTGATGCCGGGGGAACTTTAGGAATCTTTTTTCGCTTGTCGATTTTTCTTGCGTCTCTCAGTATTGTGCATTATCTTGAAGCCTCGGGGTGTAGGCTTGGCAGTTAATGCCTGTCTCAACTCTTGCACATCCCATGCCAAGTTGTCCTTGACAGCACAAATTTCTTTCAAGGGGCAGAAATTGCAGGGCGATTCGTACTTACTGCCCGCTTGCATCGGTTTTTCAATTCTTACCGTCGCTGAAGAGGATGTTGACAGTATGTTACTGACTGACGAGTACCAGCGCGCAAGGTCCTTTAATGAATGAGAATATGGCTTGCCGTCTAGACTTAAAGCAGCTCCGTCCAAGGATTTGACGGACCATTCTCGCTCTGCCACAACCTCGTAAGCGTCCATGTTTGTTGACAATTCATAATAACTGGCGACAATACGGACCCCCTTCTTGTTGCAAAAACCCAGGTAGGAGGCCGCTTGAGCTACCCAGGAAGGTTCTGGTACCCCGCCCTCAAAGGCGCGCTTGTAGACGCTCTGGGACGTTGTAGACTTCTTCTCGACAGCGACATCGTTATCCAGTACAAAGTCCATACGGCCTGAGATCACTGTGCCCTTGTATTCAACCTGGAAGGGGACTTCGCGTTGATAAGCGACCTTCTCTTTATCAAGCTTAGCAGAATATCGGAACTCGTCTAGTGCCCCTAACCCTGCGTATTCTGCCGGGATGTCCTGGTGAAGTTCTGCCTTGCTCAAGCCCGAGGCAAGTTGTGCCGATAGGTATCGGTGACAGGACTTGTTACTCGTCGTGCTGACCACTGGCCCCACCATGAAGGCAGCTGACGAGGGATAAATGCGAGGAGGGTTAGTAGTCATCGTCTTGTGGCTCCTCAACATGGTACAGATACATGTCCTCACGATCGCGGAAAGTGTCCTCTGATTCATCCGAGTCGTGATGGTCGGTACATTGTTCATTGTCACAGCTTAGCTCAATGTAGACCCCATTCCGGATTGCGTCATAGCTAAGTCGACTTCCGCAACGTTTACACCATTTTACTTTTTTCATTTGGATCGAATCCTCGACTTTCTTTCATTGCGAACGCGTTTCTTTTTTGACGCATCTCCGTTATAGTCTTGACGTATTTGTTCTCGGGGGGTAAGTAGGGGGGTTTGTGCCCACCCGTAGTCAAACTCATTGTGTTTGGGGAACCTAGACTTAGGCAAAGTATAGGTATTTCGCTCCCTTGATCGCCATTCATAGTACAGTTCTGTCATGATCCTAAACTGTACATCCTCAGGAATATTGACAAAAATACGTTCTAGGGCTTTCTTGTCCCCGTATTTTGTCCCTCTCACAAAATCTCGATACCAGAGCCTCTGATCATCTGAAAGCTTGTCCCAGATTTCCAAAATATCCTCATCCGGCGGTCTAACCACGTCACTCACATCGTCACTCCTCTGACACTGCATTGTGTCTGGTCATACTGATGCAGTATCTGTGCCACAATTGCGTAGGGTTGCAAAATAGTTGTAGGGGGTCAAAATAGTTCGGCGCTATTTCGCAGGATATAGATGAGGGAGGAAACCTAGGGGGTAGGGGGTGAGGAAGGCGGGAGCCTAAACGAACCGATTCTATAACTTAGACAACTCTTTAAACTACAAGACAATAACTAATTAATCATTATCTTGTAAGTATATAAGAATACTACATTGTCTTGTAACATATTATAATTATAGTAGGTAGTCTATTTAGACTGCCTATTTTCATTTTCAGGAGACAAAATGAGCGAACTTACTGCGTCAAACTACAAGATGTTGGATTACGGAATTAACGTACAAGATCGAATCATTTACATATTCAGCGACATTGACGAAAACACCATGACTCGTGTCTGGATGGGCCTACAAGCCATTCTTTGGGACAACAAGACCAAACCCATTACTCTGCATCTTTCGACTAATGGCGGCGAAGTTGAGGCCGGTCTGGCCATCTACGACATGCTCAAAGGTTGTGGCTGTAAGGTTCATGTCCATGTGCAAGGGTTTGCACACTCAATGGGTATCATTATCCTGCAAGCTGGATCAACTCGGTCAATGTCCCCAAATGCCGCGATCATGGCACACTGGGGCCGTCAGGGCGCAGAGGACACCAATCCAGAAAACTACAAACGAAAACTCAAGTTTCAATCTGATCTTGATGACAAGTGCGACAATATCCTTCTTGCCGCCATGCAGCGCGTAAAACCCAAGACAACCCTTAAGAAGATCAAAGATCTTACCCGTCTTGACTGGTACATGCACCCTAAAGAAGCTCTTGAAAATGGCTTCGTGGATGAAATCCGTGGCTGACCCCCAAACGATCCTAGACAAGGCCCTAGGCCTTATGGACGCCCACCTGTTCCAGATAAAGGTACAGGCTACCGCAATGACCAAAGACGGCGCTAAGGGCTTTACAGCCACTGACGCCGCAGTAATAGAACGCTACGCTAAGCTGGCCTTGGCAATGACCAAGAGTGAAAACGAAGACACCGACCTAGAGGGCCTCACAGACGAGGAACTTCTGGCCAAACTAAACGAAAGCAACCCAGATGTACAAGATACGGCTAGCGAGACCTGAGGATTTCAACTTCGTAGCCAACAGCTACCTGAAGTCGTACCGTACAGCCCCTGAAACCAAGCCCATGATCAACGAAGTATACTTCCCCGAGTACAAGTCAAGGCTAGAGCATATGGCGCGCACTGGGACGATCCTGGTGGCCTGCGCACAAGACGACGAGGACCAGATCTTTGGCTACTCCATAGTCGGCCTTGTCGGACAGTACGCGGTTCTGCACTACGTCTACGTCAAGTTCCCATTCCGACACGTCGGTATCGGGAAGGCGCTGACCCTAGCAGCCGTGCCCGGTTTTGCAGAGCGCACTACGGTGGTAACACACCAACCCCGCAACTGGGCAGCGACCTCGACCAAGTACAAGTTGATCTATGATCCTAAATACGCCAAGGAGACAAAATGAAAATCACATACGCTAAATTCTTTCAGCCCGTACAAGTTGTCAAAGACAAGTCGGGCGCTACTGATATGGCGACCTACGTCAGACAACAAGATTACAACATAGTCTTAGACGGTCAGTTCATCAAAGTCCAGCCTAAAAACGGGGGGCAGGTCACTTACGTCACAGTATTTAACACTTGCTTCCTAAGGACAGAGAATGAAGACATTGACGCCAGCGCAGAGACAAGCGGCAAGACTGCTGCTAAAACGAAAACAAAACAAGATTGATTGGCTTGCCGAATGCTTCCCTGAGCAGCGCAAGTTCATCGAAGACCCCGCCCGAATGAAGGCGGCCCTGTGTACCCGACGTGCTGGCAAGAGCTACGCGATGGGTGTTCTGGCCGTCAAGACAGCTGCTGAGACTGCCAACTGTAAAGTTGTTGTAATCGGTAAGACTAACCAATCGGTCAAGGGCATCTACTTTGACGATATCATGGCAGTTCTCAAACGCAAGTTTAATCTTGACTGGGAACTTAACCGAACTGAAATGATCTACCGCTTGCCCAACGGCAGCATGATCATGTTCATGGGTGCCGACGCTGACCAAGACCAGATGAACAAGCTTCTAGGTCAAAAGTTTAAGCTAGCCATCCTAGATGAGGCGTCCATGTACGCTAACATCGACTTACGCAAACTAATCTACGGTATCCTTCGACCCGCCCTCGCCGACTTAAGAGGGCAGATGGTTATGATTGGGACACCGTCCGACTACCTCAACAGCCTCTACTTCGATGTGACAACTCTACAAGAGCCGGGTTGGGCGACCCATAAATGGACCGCCTTCGACAACCCGCACATGATCGAACAAGTCACTGAAGAGCTGGCCTTTATGCGACAAGCTAACCCCAAGATCGACCTTGACACAGAGTTTAGACAGCACTGGTTGGGAGAGTGGGTAGTTAACTTGTCCAGCCGAGTTTATAAATACGACAAATCATACAACGGTAATGAGGTCCCAATCACTGGCCAATACCAGCATGTGCTGGGAGTTGACTTAGGGTTTGAAGATCATACCGCTTTCGTCATTGGGGCCTGGAGTCACTATGACCGGGTCCTGCACATCGTACATGCGGAGTCCGCGCCGGGTCTCGATCTTGATCAAGTAGAGGCGCGCATGAAGTCGCTCCAACAGCGCTTTAATGTGGGGGTCATCACAATTGACGGGGCTGGCAAACAGTTCGTCGAGACTCTTCAAGGCCGCTTCCAGATGGGTCTCCATCGCGCTGAAAAGGTACATAAGAAGGATTTCATCGAGTTGATGAACACGGACTTTGTCATGGGTAGGATTAACGTCTTTCATGATAAATGCCTTCCGCTAGTTAAAGAGTGGGAGAACCTGATCTGGGACCAAAAGGAACTAGATAAGGACCCCAAGACGGGCCACATCAGAGGCAAATGGGCAGAGTCAAAGAACTGTCCGAACCACGCCGCTGACGCAGCCCTATACATGTGGCGCTGGTGTTACAACCACGCCAACATACCACGAGTCGCCCCCCCAACCGAGGAGGAGACTATGGAACATAAACACACAGTCAAAATAGAGAGCCAAAATGACGACCCAAACGACATCATCTTCGATAGTGAATTCGATTTCGGAGTTTGAACAACTCATCCTCGTCTGCAAGAAACACAAGATCACCGCTTTAAAGCTTGGTGACATTGAACTGCAGATCCCCTCCGATGTCAAGACTGAAAGAGAAGAAAATAGATCAGAACAACAACCAGATATCAATGCCTTGGCATTCGATACCTACCGCAACTTGTGAGGCAATAAATGATTAATACCAACCCGCAAGGAAAGCGATACGACTGGTGGTCCCAACCCCAGGACAAAAAGCACACGATGCTTATCGAGTACGTCAAGGCAATCGAATCTGACCAGGCCCCTAGACGCCTGCAGTGGATACAGTTCGCCCGAATGTACCAGAATCAGAACCCACAACAGTACTACTCGAGCCTGACGAACGCAGCCAGTGCTTACGGTGCTCAAATGAGCCAATGGTCAAGCCGGAACATCGTCAAGTCGTGCATCGATACGGCGACGAGCAAGATCGGCAAGTCCAAGCCCCGCCCAGTCTTCCTGACCGAAGACGGCAACTATGAACAACAACAGAAAGCCAAGAAGCTTACACAGTTTCTTGACGGCCAATTCGACTACATGAAGATCTACTCCAAAGGATCTACGGTCTTTCGGGACGGCGGGATTTTTGGTATCGGCGGAATGAAGTTCACGGTCAATACAGACCTCGGCACAGTCGAGTGTGAGCGCGTACTGATCGATGAAATCTTTGTAGACGACGCAGACGCAGTCTACGGCACTCCGCGCCAGATCCATCACGTCAAGTATGTCTCTAAGAACGCTCTGGGAGCTAAGTTTCCCGGCCTTAAGAGTCAGATCGATGCAGCAGCCTCAGCCTTCCAAGCAACCAATATGCGATCTTATAACGCTGACCTTGTCAGAGTTTATGAGAGCTACCGGTTGCCGAGTAAGCCGGGCGCTACGGATGGCCGCAAGGTGCTCGCCCTCGAAACCTGCACACTGGACGACGTCGAATGGAATAAGAACTACTTCCCGTTCGTCTTTCACCGCTGGTGTGAGCGCGTATCGGGCTTCTGGGGCCTCGGTATTGCTGAAGAGCTGTACGGTACCCAAAACGAAATTAACAAGATCCTACGCAACATCGATCGCGCTCTAAGCCTTGTCGCTGTCCCCCGCGTATACGTACAACCGGGCACCCTGCCGACCGCTAAGATGGACAACAACATCGGGGCGATTATTACCACTACCGGCGTGCCAACTTTTAATACTCCTACCGCCATGAACGGCGAGACATATAGCCACCTTAAGTGGCTTGTCCAGTCTGGTTACGATCAGATTGGTATCTCTGAGATGAGTGCTACGGGCCAAAAGCCTGCCGGACTTGACTCAGGCATCGCCATTCGAGAGTACGAAGACGTCACAAGTGAACGTTTTATGGTTGTCGGTCAGAAATGGGAAGAGTTTTACCTGGAATGCGCAAAAATCACCATCGACCTTAACAAGGACCTGATGGAAATGGGCAAGGACGTCCAGGTCAAAATCCAAGACAAGGACTTCTTGGACACAATTAGCTGGAAGGACGTGGACCTAGACGAGGACAAGTACATCTTGCGCTGCTTCTCGGCCAACATCCTTCCCACAACCCCGGCAGGACGACTTGCCAAGGTTCAAGAATTGATGCAAGCCGGTCTGATTCCGATCGAAGAGGGGCTAAAGCTTCTCGACTTCCCGGACTTCAAGGCTTACCGAAACCAGGCCCTGGCCTCAAGCGACCTTGCAGACAAGATGATCGATTCATGCTTGAGAGGCAAGTACATCGCCCCAGAGCCTCAGATGAACCTAGCACAGGCACTCAGCACCGCCCAGAACCGCTACCTAGAAGCCAAGTTGAACAAGGCAAACTCGAAAGGGTTGTCGCTGCTTAACCGCTGGATGGAAGCAATCAAGGGCATGCTACCTGCTGCCCCCGTAGCCGTCTCACCGATGGCCCCAATGGACCCAGCAGCGGCTGGCGGACCAACTCAGGCAACCCCTGAAGCGGCTCCCACTAACCCGCTTTTACCTTTTAACGGATAAGGATTTACATGGCCAACGATAACCAGCCAGGACAAGCCCCGCAGCACCTTAGTAGTCAGACAGTGCCTGCAGGAAACCAGACGAATGCCTCCAACAACCAGCCCCTAGAAAAGCAAATGCTTGAACTAGCTCGCCGAGAGAAGGAAGTCCGAAAGATGCAAGAGTCGCTGAAAGGCGCAGTATCTATCGACAGTCTCAAGGAAAGAGCCCAGAAGGACCGCAATGGCCTACTGAGAGAGCTTGGACTAGACGACCTGGTACAAGAGGACACAAATGACCCTGTCTCTGCCCTAAGAAAGCAGATTGAGGATATGCAGAAAGCTCAACAATTAAAGGAGCAAGAAGAAGCGTATAACCGTGAATTCGAAAGCTTTAGATCCCAAGCCAAGGACAAGCCAGAAGACTTTGAGATAGTCAGTAGCCTTGGGTATGAGAAACAGCTGTTCGATGAGATGAAAGCCCACTACGCCCAGCATGGGGAAATGCCGGACGCAAGCTCTCTGATCAAAGGACTAGAAGACACAATACGTAACCAATTGACTTCTTTAAAAGGCACTAAGAAATTCTCTGACATTTTCGGCTCTACTAGCCCGGCCCCCCAAGCCAAACACCCGCTGGATCAAGGTTCGACACTAACCAACAGCGACCGGACAAGTACGCAGCAACCGACGGACAGCGCGCCCACGATGTCACGTCAGCAGATGATTGAACAGGCCTCCAAACACATCAAATTTAACGACTAAGGAATCTAACAAATGGGTCTCGACTTAACCAGCTTTGAATTCGCAATGAAACAACTCTACACGGACGCAGCTGTTCGTAAACTTGTGTACAAGGACAACCCCTTGCACGCCCTCTTGCCTAAGTATGAAAATGCTACTGGTGAGAACATCCCAACCCCACTCCTTTACGGCAACCCACAAGCCCGTTCTGCTACTTTCTCTGTAGCTAAGGCACAATCTGGCGCAGCAAACAGCAAGGGTGTTAAATTCCTTGTAACTCGCGCTAAAGACTATGCTATCGCAACTGTCGATGGCGAAACAATGAAGGCTTCTGCTAACGATCCAGGCGCGTTCATGTCTGCTGCTTCGACTGAGTTCGACGGCGCACTCAACAGCCTCACACGCTCCCTCGCAGTATCTGAGTACGGCGACGGTTCTGGTGCTATCGGCCAAGTAGTCGCTGCCCCAGGCGCTGGCGCTACAACTGTTGTAACACTTACTGACCCAGAAGCAATCACAAACTTCGAAGTTGGCCAAGTTCTTAACATCCACAGTGCCCTCACAGGCGGAACACAGAAGACTCCAGACGGTTCTACACTGAACCTGACTGTTTCGGCTGTAAACCGTGACACAGGCGTTTTGACACTTGCTGCCGCTACAACCGGTTCTAACACAATCGCTGCTAACGACTACATCTTCTGTCAAGGTGACCGTGGACTCAAAATCAAAGGCCTCGCAGCTTGGCTTCCAGCCGTTGCTCCTGTTGCTGGCGATAACTTCTTCGGCGTTGACCGCTCTGCTGACGTAACTCGCTTGTCGGGCGTACGTTTTGACGGAACAGGCATGCCTATTGAAGACGCTCTTGTCCAAGGTATCCGACGCGGTGAGCGCGAAGGCGCTAAAATCAGTCACATCATGGTTAACTACAAGCGCTGGGCTGAACTCGAAATCAGTCTTGGTTCGAAAGTCATCTACACAGACGCAAGCGCTCAAGACGTTGCTGACGTTGGTTTCCGTGGTATCCGTATCCAAGGAACAAAAGGCTTTGTTAACGTTATGGCTGACTTGAACTGCCCTGACAACGTTGCTTACGCTCTTCAAATGGATACTTGGCAGTTGCTGTCCCTTGGACGCGCTGTTGACTTCATCGAAGATGACGGTAAGAAAATCCTCCGTCAAAATGACGCTGACGGCGTTGAGGCCCGTATGGCATACTACGCTCAATTGCGTTGTTTTGCTCCTGGTATGAATGTACGGATCAAACTCAGTTAAATCAACTACTTAACTCAATAGTGGAGGGGTTCGCCCCTCCCTTGGAGATCACATGTTTTACGTTTACCTTTTAACACACCTGCCTACTCAGAAGTTCTACATCGGAAGATCCACTAACCCCGCAAGGCGGTTCGGCCAGCACTTTGGAGACTCTTGGGACAGAAGCACCAAATTTGCACTGTTCATGAGAGACACCCATTTTGCTGATTGGTCGTTAGATGTGATCGGCGAATTCTCGGATTTGCAAGAGTCCTGTGACGCGGAGTTGTCCGAAATTCGCCGCAGGAATGCGTATGAGTCAGGTCTAAACAGCCCGCCAGGAACAAAGGACCCTGAAAAACACGCAGCAAGGGGCAGAGAGCTGTCTTCGTGGGTTCGAGAAAACGGACCTTGGCACGCGGGCCGCAGCGGTGTCTACACGGACTCCGCCCTGTCAAAAATGTCCGCAGCCAAGCAAGGTAACACCAATTTAGCAAGAGCATTCGCAAACCCCGAATGGCGAGCGAATCGGCTGGCGCAGATGAAAGAGCTTGGTAAAAGCGTTATCTGTACCACAACCGGTGAGATTTTTCAGTCGGTTGGGGACGCTGCCCTGTTCGCCAAAACAGGTCGATGCGATATACGGCGTGTGTGCAATGGTAAACGTAAACATGTGAAATCCCTTGAGTTCAAGTGGTACACAGAATCTTAACAAATTAATAAGGAAAATCTCATGGCCGGTTCTAAAATTAGCCGCAGCCCTACTACTTGGACATATGAACACGAAGTCGGCGCGATCTACCCCAAGGTAGTCGTAGGCGCTTCTGGTGCAGTGACCTCGTTTAAGGGTGCTGGCGTTGCCTCGGTTGTTCGCAACTCGACTGGTAACTATACAATCACACTTTCAGCTACTTACCAACGTCTACTTTTTGCAAGCGGAACGGTTGTTAACGCAACTGCCACTTCGGTAGCCGCTGTTCAAGTATTCCAAGCTGCTGCAACAGTTCAATCAAGCTTTAAATCGACCGGTGCCATCACTGTTCAATTGCTTGACTTCGCTGGTGCCGCTGTTGACGCTCCATCAGGCTCGCACCTCTGGTTCAAGCTCGATGTACGTTTCAGCCCAACCGCAGTGTTTGACTGAGAGGAGTCGTAATGCTCCCTCACGATGACAAATACAAGACGCCCTCAGGGGCTCTTGGCAAGTCCGACGATCTTATGTCTAGCGCTAAGAAGTCGGCAATGGGTCGCCTGATAAAAGCGATCAAGTCGGACGATGCCTCACAAGCATTGGACGCACTCACAGATCTAATGGAACTGTGCGAAAGTTAATAAATAAGGGGGGTCTACGGGCCTCCCTTTCTTTTTTGAGGAACCTATGTCCACTACGCTCTTGCAACTACGCACTCGCGCCCGCCAGCGCTCGGATATGGTGGGTTCTACATTCGTCTCTGACGCCGAACTCACTACGTGGGTCAACCAAGGCTTCGCTGAACTTTATGACCTTGTAGTCTCGGCTTTCGAGGACTACTTTACGACAAGCACAACTTTTACAGTCTCTTCGGGCAATACTCAAGCCCTCCCCGCGACCTTCTACAAGCTGCGCGGGCTAGACTTCTCCATAAACGGTAGCTACCAAGCCTGCCGCCAGTTCAACTTTAATGAACGTAATGATTCTCAGAATGACAATGCCTGGATGAACAACAACGTATCGGCCCGGTCCTACAGGATCATGGGCGACAACCTGTTGCTTCAGCCGACCCTGGCAGCTACGGGCGACTACAAGCTATGGTTCGTGCCTGCGCCAACGTTCCTTGTTGCCGATTCAGACTTGATCCCCGACTCTCTCTCCAAGTTTGGCTGGGACGAGTACATCGTCTTGTACGCTGCTGAAAGAATGCTCTCGAAAGAAGAGTCCTCGATCACAGACGTTGTAGCAGAACGCGGTCAGATAGCCAACCGAATTACCTCTATGTCGGCTAACCGACAGGTAGACCAGTCTAACACGATCCAAGACGTACAGGGCGACAACTGGTCACAGCTTGACAGGTGGTGGTAATGGGGCGACTACGCAAATTTAGGATGAGTCACCAGACAACAGAAGGCGGCGTACAGCTGCAGACCGCTGTCCGAGACGTCCTAGAACCCATCACAGCCAACCCGATCCTTGACTATGTCCTTATCAAAGACTTGTCCATAACGGGCTCTTTGGCAATCTCACACGGCCTACAAAGACCCGTGCAAGGCTGGGTGATTACAAGGCTAAAAACGAACTCAGTAATATATGAGATCTCTTCAACCGACATGTATTTAACATTGGCGGCCTCGGCCCCAGCGGTTGTGGACGTTTACATCTTCTAAGGAGGAACTATGATTCAAACAACAAGTATTGACCTCCAATTTACCGAGGGTACTGACAGTAAGACGGACAGTAAGAATACCGCTTACACGTCTTTTACCACTCTTCAAAACTCTCGCTACAGTAAGATTGGCGCTGTGGTACCGCGCGGGGGGTTCTCCCTCGTCGGCCTTAACATCACTTCGGCAAGCTCCTCTGGCGACAACATTACAGCCGACAATGACCACATCGTTACCAAGAACAATGAGTCCTTGTACACGATCGGGGCGGCATCTACGTCGATCAAGATCGGCTCTGAGCTGGCAGGCGGCTATAAGCGTCTGTACGGCGGCGACGCCCTCCCTTTGATCAATACCGTGTCGTCTCAGACCTTTAGTGGCACGACCTATGTGGTCCAAGTCTGGGCAACTGCCGACAATGCTACGACGGGCCGAGTTGGTGTAGCCGTTTACGACGCTACCACCGATCGAGTCGTCGCCAAGGGGACGTCTAACCTGTTTGCAGTACGTAGCCTTCAGCTGGTCACGACAAGCACGGGCGCTATGTACCTGATTGCAGAGAACACTTCTTTTGACCTACTGGCCTACGATATTAACGTTTTTGCTACCAGCACTAGCGGTATCATTAACAGCAACTTTACGTGGGCGAACTCCCCTACAGGCACCACGGCGATGCGTTGGGCAGCCACGGCTAGCGGCACGACCTTTACGGTCATCTGGGCAGAGGATGATTCGGTCAACGTCAAGATGCAACAATTCAGCAGCTTTAACACTGCCCCAGCACCTACGACTGTCTTGACATTTTCTAACCCTGCTCGAGCCCTGGCGATCACGCCCGTGACGACACAAGGTAGCGCAACTGTTATGGTGGTCGCATCTTGCTCTGTAACACCCACAATCGCTGCCAAGTTCTATACGAACACGGGCACCCTTGTAGGAACACAACAAACCCTATCTTCCGCTGGCCCTGGCCAGATTCGAAGCTGGGCATTTGAGACTTCTACAACTCCCACATACGGTTACACTTTCACAGCTTCAGGGCTGACGACCACCGTACAATATTCGATCACAAGCTCTTCGATCTCGGCCCAGACCAGCTACCAAGTTGGAGTAATCCCGGTATCGGCCCCTACAACCGGCTCTGTCATGCTCTTGGACTCTTACACAGAGCCCACTTACGGCAGCCAGGCGATGATTTCCATGATCCAGGGTACTCAATCTAGTCTGGGCACCATGGGCGTAGGTATGAACCTTGGGCAGCTCCTGGACTCGGAAGCGCACCAGCTTGACCGTCCAGTAGTGGTCGGAACTAAGACCTACTTCACGTCCCCCGTCATTACAGCGGTTGACGGCTTTCTGCCCCCCGCAAGTTCGGGTATTTCAAAGACGATAATAACGCCAAAGATACAAGCCAGCCTTGTGCTTTACGATTCGTCGGAACTCTTGCCCACTCAACTGGAGCGATCTAAGCAGCAATCATTGTACATGGGCGGCACAACCCGCGTCATCGGTGCAGCGGAGAGAACGGGAACACCTTGGCCCGAGATGACAACAACCTTGTCAAGTTTGGCTCTGGTAGCTGGGTCACACGCGGCCAGAACGATCTCTTATGTGTTTGCTAAGGTGTGGAAATCTGCGGAAGGTGTCGAATATCGGGCCTACAGCACGATCTATACCGCCGTACATACTGCCGCCACGTCTCTTCAGTACAACCTTAAGAGCACGGACTTCACAACCTACAACCCCTCTAACCCCGTAACATCTGTTGAGATGTACCGGACGGAAGAGAACGGTATCATCTTCTACTTGGCGGAAACTAGAACGGCTGCTGGTACTTACACCGACGCCTCTACTGACGCCTCTCTATTGGGTGCCCGAACAGCTGACATAAACGGCAATGAACTGCCTCCTCAAGCCATTCCATCGATCCGAGCTATATCAAGCTGGGGTGACAGGATTGCTTTTGTCGGACCGGACAAGCCTTCTACAGTCTTGTTTGACCGCCCTAGCTTCTATCCCGTGGGCACTAGCTCTGCAAACGGTTTGGAAGTTGAAGTACCTTCGGAAGGTGGCGACATTACTGCTCTACAAGACATGGATTCGGCACTATACGTCTTTAAAGACAACGCCGTGTTCACGATCTACGGAGACCCGGCAGGTGCTACAGGCGAGAACAGCACGCTAAGTGTCCCTAAGATCTTGTTTAACGGAACAGGATGTGTGGACCCCAGAAGCGTGATTCTGACCCCCAAAGGTATCGTCTTTAAATCAGGCAAGGGGTTTTACCTGATCGCCCGAAACCAGGCTTTGACTTTTATTGGACAAGGTCCATTCGGTGTCCTAACAACGTCTTGTGTCGGTGCTCAGATTGCCCAAAACCAGTACGAAGTCTACTTCGCACACGCTAACGGCACTATCTGGACACTCAACATGGACACCATGGCTTGGTACGACTGGATAACGACACACAATGCAAGGGGTATCGCTACCTCTAGCGGAAGCCTACTAACCACTGGTGAAATCGGCGTTTACAAGTACGTAGAAACTAACACCAGTGACCCAATCGGCGGGGTAATCCCACAAGACATACGCACTGGCTGGGTAAGAATGAACCACGTCAGAGGCTTTCAGCGCATACGAAGAGCTTATATAGTTGGATCATGCACAGTATCTTGTGCTCTGACTGTAAGGATCTATACGGATTACAGCGCTACGCCTGTGCAAACATTCAACTTTAACATCACTCCGACAGACCCTCTGCAGATTGACCTCCATATGGCGGTTCAAAAATGTGAGGCTATGTCATTCAGGTTCACGACTGACAAGGCAGGCTTGACGATCTCGGGGGCAACTCTCGAAGTCGGTATCAAAGACGGCCCTGATAAGTCACGCACTTCCGGTTCAAACTTAAAATAAAGAGGTTTTCATGGGCAAGGGCCTAAGTTGGAAAAAAATAGCAAAAAATCCGATAGTCAACGTGGCTACCGGTGGTCTATCTGGGGCTGCTGCTAAGTACTCGGAAGGGGACTTTAAAGGCGCGGCTATGGAACAAGTCACAGGCGGACTTATCTCAGCGGTTCCAGAAGGGATCTCAGCAGCCGGTAAAGGCCTCAAAGGTATCGGAACAATGTCCGGTACCCAGGTAAATTCGGCTGACCCAGGGGCTTACCAGGCCGCTTCCGACGGTCTTCTAAACCCAGTTGCTGACCAGTTTAGCCAGTTTGGCAACAGTTCGGCAATCACAAGCAACGTTGACCCGGCATTCAGGGACTACCAGCTAGGCTTAGCGGCCCAGCTACAGGCACAAGCTTCTGGACAAGGTCCTAGCGTAGCGCAAATGCAGCTACAACAGGCCACAGACCGCAGCCTCAATCAGTCTTTGGGCGCAATCAGAAGCGCTACAGGAGCCAATGCAGGCCTTTCAGCAAGGTCCGCTGCTTTGGCCGGTGCTCAGGGTCTTGGTTCGGCGGCTAACGCTTCCGGACAGCTCAGACTGCAAGAACAACAACAAGCACAACAGCAGCTTGCAGGGGTGGCTGGTGCGGGCCGATCAGGTGATTTGACCGCTAACGCTCAGGGCATACAAGCCCAACAGGCAACCCAGGCTAACCGCCTTGCAGGTCTTCAGGGCCTGGCCGGCATTCGCCAGAACCAACTTGGTACTGCCCAGAACATCTACGCGGCTCAAAACGGCGCACAGATCCAGACTTCGCAGAACCAGAACGGCAGAACTAACGCCATTATCGGCGGGATTGGAAATGCTGTTGGGACAGGGATCAGTGCTTACACAGGTGGCCTAGCTGCTACTGCCCCGGTCGCTGCCAGCACCCAAGAAATGAACGGTAATCAGGGTGTAACCACACAACCTGCATCTGTTCGCTACGACGCCTTCGGTAATCCGATAGCCTAACAAACTGTTTTAAAGGGGGATTTCGGTCCCCCTTAAGTTCCGCTCTCTGACAACCGTACATGGTATTGAGAGTCAACCCTCTAGGAGAGAATATGACACCCGAAGAATTAGCAGCACTAGGGCAGGCCCAAAAGGTGGAGCCCTACCAGATCCCACAAGAGGCCGGTATCGGCTCGGTGATTCACGACACTTTGTTTGACCCTACCGGACAGGTGGACCTGGGCAACAATGTCGTAACTGATGTTGATGGAAATGTACCACAAGACCTGCAAACTCCCAATGAGTTGGACTTGTCAGAGACGGTTGCCCCTAAGCAGGCCGAGGCCACTATGGTAACTCCTCACGACGTCGCAACGGCCCGAGAGTTGAACAACCAGCAGCCTGAAATGATTGACAAGAAGGTTGGCGAATCAAAGACCACCACCACGCAACAGACGGAGTCACAGGCTTCTAAAGATGCATCGGCGGCCATTGACCAGTCACAAGCTGACATGCATGCCGCTGACGCAATGCAATTTAAGGCCGTTGCCGACGAAGCCAAGATAGAAGGCGAAAGAAGCAAGGCAGACAATGACGTAATTGCTCAAGTCGAAAGCGCTCGTGCTGCCGTGCAGATGCAAAACCAAGCTAAGTTTCAGCAAAATCTTGCTGAGATTGATACTAAGGTTGCGGAATTAGCCAACTACAAACCTGAATCTTTCTGGGGCTCTAAGAGCACAGCCGACAAGATCGGCGCATCTATTGCCGTAGGTCTTGGTAGCTTCAGTCAGGCAGTCATGGGGGGCGGCCAGAACATCGGAATGATGCTTCTCAATCGCCAGATGGACGAGTTTGACAACAGCCAGAAGGTACAATATCAGAACAAACTAAACCAAATACAGAACATGCGCGCGAGCCTGAATGAGAAGGAGCAATTAGCCGCCGATCTCGAGAAGACTTTTGACGCCCAGAAGCTTGCTGCCAGAGCACAGGTCCAAAGCCAGTTTGCTAAGGCCAGCGCAATGGCCAAGACCCCACAGGTACAGGCAGCTATTCTGCAGAAGCAGGCACAGTTTGACCAGAACGTCGCCAAGATTCACGCAGAGACAGCGGCCAAATATGAAGCTCGCTCAACTGAAACTACCGAAAAAGACATCCTGCAGCACATGCAGCGTCAGCCCGGTACAGACAAGAACGGCAATCCAATCAAGCTCAGCGCAGAAAACGACAAGGCGCGACTGGCCTATGCCGACGTGGCCGCAGGTAATCAGGCACTTAAGGGAACGGACGTTGAGAAATTAACTCTGACTCCTCAGTTCCAGAAGTTCCTTAGCTCCAAGAACCTTGAGTCCAAGTTGGGATCAGTTCCATATGTTGGTAACTCTCTTGTAGGCCTTGGTGACGCTCTTCATGGTACCAGTGAGCAATACATTGCTGAGACGGACCCGGAAGCAGCCAAAATGAACGCCGCCATCCAATCTTGGACACGTGGAGTTATCCGATACAAGTCGGGTGCCGCCATTGCTGTCAAAGAAGAGGCAGATGAGCGCAACCAATACTGGCCTGCTCTTGGGGATACCCCGGACATTATCAAGCAAAAAGCTGCCGCTCGTAAAGAGATCGAGAAAGCTATTCGCCAGGCGGGAGCACTTGAATGATTGAAATCGAACTCATCGTCGGCACCATGGGGCTGGACAAGGTCCTAGCCGACAAGCTCCCTAAGTATTCTAAAGGCCTTCTCGACAAGGCAGGCTCTACTCTTAAATCGCTCAAAGCAGGTGCTGCGGACTTCGCGACGAAAAATCAACCGGGCAGCATGCCGGATGAGACCTACGGCCTAAGCGATTACGAAGAATTACAAGAGATGCTTACTGGCGAGCAAGAGATTGTTGACGCTGTTGAGGGTCTAGCTAGCTGGCCGACAGAGTTTCAGATGGAAGTCTCGGTTCTTGTAGCTGACATTAAGGCGTACCTAGGTCAACAGCTGCCCCAGCAGCAGGTCACCGGGTCTTTCTCAGGCACGTTTGTCACTCCTTCGGACTCGGACCAGTTCCGGTTCTTGTGGCAGGCAAACCTGATTGACGACATCAGACGCTTTGTTGACTTGCTCAACAGCGGGTCTATCACCCCTCTTGAGTCGGCTCTGATGCGCACCCTGTTCCCCCAGACCCACGACTATCTGATCGTGGAAGTAATGGACAAGGTTCTAGACGCGGTTGTGACGGGTAAGGCTGACGCCTGGGAAGGGAGCTGGCGCAAGCCCGCCCTTTCCGGGTTGCTAGGAGTGCCAATCATGAACTTTAGCGATGTAATGGGATACCAAACTGGCCACGAAGAGAAGACGGCGGGGCGGCCAAAGCAGGCCAACGCAGTCCAAATTGCAAATGTGAATCTAACTGATAACCAGAAAATCGACACTAAGACCGTCGATCAATCAAAGTAAGGATTAACCATGTCCGCTAAATCCGTTCTAAAGCCGTATCCCACGTTATCAAACGGGGATATGACGGGCAACCTAACGAGTGCCGAAACTGACGTCTCTACGATCGACAACATCGGCATCCAGGCCAACTTCACTGGTAGCCCTGTTGGAACCTTCCAGATCCAGGGCAGCGTTGACAGCATCAACTGGGTCAACCTAGCGTTCTCCACGCCTCCAGCAGCCACTGGCACGGGGGACAACTTCTTGTTCAACATCAAGCAGTTTCCCTACCCCAAAATTCGTGTCAAGTACACAGCGACCTCTGGGTCAGGAGTACTAAACACCTATATCACAGGCAAACGCCTAGGGGGTTAACGTGACCCTGCCAGTTGATAAACAAGGGCGCCGTGTCTTTCACGGAATGATGCCCGTTTATTACCACAGGGTAGACTTTTCCTATCCTAGTCCGGAAGTAATTGTATTGACGTTCTGGCACTTTGATTACCAGTTCCAGGTTGACGCAATTACTTCCATTATCCAACTTAACTACACATCGGCGCTACAAGATACTTTGGCGTCCGTAATAAGAACATTTCCAGTGGATGGACCACCCGTATGATCAGACCCTTCTTTAACCCTTTCACGGGTGACATAGAATTGATTCCAGTAGCCGACGCTATCGAGTCCGCTGCTAAGGTACAAGAAGAGTTTGATCTATATGGTTCCGCTGCAGTGGGGGACATAATCATACCGTCAACATCTCAAGCCGAGACTGTTGAGGCAATTAGTTCCAACAACTACGCGGGGGCGGCATTTGGCATTGTGACCGAGATCGTCAGCCCGACCCGCGTTAAGGTCTTGATATCTGGAAAGCTCTCTGGATCTGCTTACCAATTGAGCGGCCTGGATTTTGGTAAGATCCTATACATATCCCCGCTAGGCAAAATGACGACGACAGCCCCTTCCCTAGGGGGCGTCCAGCGTATGGGTATTGCACTTAAGAGCGACACTATTTTTCTTTTACCATCTCTTGACAAATTAATAAGGACCTAAAATGGCCAACCGTAAACTGATTTATGTCAGTCCTAACAGTGACTACATCGAAGACAACATTACCGTCTCCACTTCCGTGGGTGCGGGCTCTGCCGACAGCGTCATCAAAACTGATGCTGGTGGACAACTAGACAATACTTTTATCAACTTCGCGATTCCTGCCACAGAGCAGAATACCGCTAAGCCGGTAAAAGCCTCCGATCTCTCTAATGCTGGTGCCAACCAAGGCGCGAAGATCGTCGGTTTTGATAATACCAACGTTGCATCTTACACGACCGCAACCAAAGTTCAACAAGCAATTGAAGACGCGTTCGCATTCGCCCAAGCCCCCGGTGTTTTGTACACTGCTGGTGCTGGCGGAGTCTCCAAAGGGCAGCTTGTCTTCGTTAGCGCTGCGGACACGGCAACTGTGTTCTCTACGATCACCTCCACAGCTCGTGCTATCGGTATCGCCGCTACTACAGCTGCTGCGGCGGCCTCCTTCAAGGTCCTCAGCGACAGTACTGTCCTCACGGGCGTTCTGACTGGCGCTACTCCTGGAGCAGTCTACTACTGGACAGGATCGGCTCTCAGTACGACCATGCCTTCGGCAACGGGAACACGTGTTTACGAAGTCGGAACAGCCAAGAACGTGACAGACCTTCATGTCGCTGTTCGATACATCAAAACTAACGCGTAAGGTATTTTATGTCAGTTTACAAGGTTCTCGCTGAAGAGATAGATGGGGTGGACCTTGTAAACCCCTCTGAAGTTCAGCTTTCGGCGACCAATACCACGTTCGCACCAGTCACAGCGTCTGGACCAAAGCCCGCTAATCCGGCGATAGAGGTCCAGACCGCCCTGGTTAATAGCCAGGCAATTAACAATAGCTATTTCGCATCGGCTACCGCCCAGGTGTCTACCACCAGTACAACGTTTCAAACTGATACCGCATTATCTGTAACTCCCCTGGCCGGCACATATGCAATCTGGCTCACTGCCGATTCAGAGACTACCGGCGTCAATTGCCAGGGTGATTTTGAGCTATTTGTTGACAGTTCGGGATTGAGTGAGACCATCAGGTCGATACAGACCACCACAAACATTCTAGGTCTTATCACTCTGTCCACGGCCACAATTCAGGCCCCCATAGCTATTGTTGACAAGTACACATTTAACGGTTCCCAAGTTCTAAGCTTTCGATACCGAGTAGCCCCCGCCACTTCTGGGGCCGGGTCTATTCAATTGAATGCAAGAACTATGCTTCTTATCCAACTATCCCTTTAATCCCAGACAACTGGGTTAAACTCTACAAGGAGAATTTATGAGTCAAGAATTTACATGGCCTGCAGACGGGGGCGGGGGATCTGGTTCCCCGTACTACATCGATCCAGTCGCCAACAGTGCTGCCCTACCTGCTTCTGCGCCAGAGGGTACCCTTGTCCTAGTAATGGACGAGGACGCCCTATACGAACGCCGTGGTGGCGCATGGGTAGTGTTCATTGACCCAGGCACAGTCAATGCGAATAACGCAGCAACCCAAGCTGACATTGACATGCACGAGGCCGACATGGCCAACCCCCACAACGTCACAAAGACCCAAGTAGGTCTTGGCAACGTGGAAAACGCTGCGGCCTCTACTCTGTACATCCCGTTGACCCAGAAAGCTGCTGCCAACGGCGTAGCGACCTTGGATGCTGGCGGTTTGATCCCTAGTGCTCAAATCCCTCCGATTGCTATCACGGATACCTTTGTTGTTGCCTCACAGGCCGCCCAGGTCGCCTTGACGGCTCAAGTCGGTGACGTAGCCGTCCGTACCGACTTGAATAAGTCATACATCTTGCGAGTTAGTCCTGCAAGCACTTTTGCTAACTGGCAGGAATTGCTGACACCAACAGACGCGGTTTTGTCGGTTAACGGTCAAACAGGCGTGGTTTCTCTGACTAAAACGGACGTGGGCCTGGGTAACGTTGACAATACGTCAGACGCAACCAAGAACGCCGCCGCTGTGACCCTGACCAACAAGACAATCAGTGGTGCTGCTAACACCATCACTAACATCGATTTCGCAACTTCGATCAATACATTCAACTCGGCGGCCCTTATTGCCAAGGTGTCGGATGAGACGGGCACAGGCGCTCTCGTATTCGCCAACAGTCCTCAATTGATAACCCCTAACTTGGGTACACCGTCAGCAGGTAACCTTACAAACGCTTCGGGATTGCCCCTCACAACGGGAGTAACCGGCACCCTGCCAATCGGCAACGGAGGTACTGGACAAGTCACAGCTAACGCGGCATTCAATGCGCTGTCCCCGGCGACTACCAAGGGCGACCTTGTTGCTTACGGTACTACTGCTGCACGTTTGGCGGTAGGTGCGGACTCTTATGGACTCGAAGCTGACTCGGCGCAGACCTTAGGCATTCGCTGGGTCAACAAGGGTACGGGACAAAAGAACTACATGGGCACAGGGGCTAACTCGGCTTCTGGCTGGTTAAACTCTTCAACGGGTACTCTTGTCACAACTGAAACAAGCCAGGCTCTCTTGCCTGCAGGCTCTACCCAGACGACAGGACTTAAGTTCCTACGTTCGGTGGGCACAGACTATTCTTATAAACGCTTTACCCTCGATCCATCGGATTACGGCAAGAAGCTTGGTATCGTCAAAGAGTTGTCCTATGCGGGCGCTGCCGGTGACTACACTGTCCGTGTATTCTCCAACACAGCCTCGAACTACGCAGGTACCAGCACCGAGCTAACAGTAGCCCCCAGCACTTCCTTGCCATCAGGCACAGGTCAGTACCAGATGGATTTTGATTCGTCGGGTTCAACAGCACCTTACCTTGAGGTACGTGTCTACGGAAACGCCGGTACAACGGCGCTGTACGTTAACAACTTCCTTGTTGGTCCGGGTGTGCGAGGCAGTCAGCCAGCAATTGGACCTTGGACAAGCTACACACCCACGTACACAAACTTTGGAACTGTGACGACGCAAGTTGCAGAGTATAGACGTGTCGGTGATTCGATGGAAATTCGGGGCCGGTTCACAATGGGAACTGGCGTCGGTTCAAACGCATTAATTGGGTTGCCTGCCGGTACGACGATAGCATCACGCGCATCAAACACACCCTTTGGTACACTCGTATCTGACACGGCAGCAAACAACTCACCTTACACCTTGTTTGGCGGGGATGTGGGCTTTACAACAGGTCTCGGCGTTGGTCGATTGCAAGCAGCTCTAACGGCCCTGCCGGGATCTGCATTTGTAAACTCGTCGAACTTGGGCTTTGAGTGCATTGTGCCCATCGCTGAGTGGGCCGGTTCCGGAACCCTCAACAGCGGTGCCGGTGCTCAGGTTCAAGCTGTCAGTAACAGCGGCACTTGGAACGTAGATAACACTACATCTTTCCAATCTGGGTCTGCTCTCATCACAGGCGCGACTACCGCCCCCCGACAAATGCGAGTTCGGTTTCCAACCCCAGTGCAAAACATTTCGGATCTGGTGGTCGAATTCAGTACCGACAATCAGGTATTTATCCCAGTCGGCGGAATGCTCGGCTATCAAGCTATCACATCTCAAAGCAGTATCGACTATGGTGCAGGCCTGATTCGAGTCGCAGGGTCACTCACGGATTTTGATGTCTACTTCGGACGGTACCGCTATGCTAACGGCGCTACTTACGCCTCGGCTGGTGCAGATTGGTCTGCGGGCGTCTACTGGCGAGTTCGTAATGCGAACCCCAGCAGCCCTGTCGGCTTCGGTCTGGCAACGGCGACGGCAAGTGGGCTTGTCAGCTATGAGGACAGTGGATCATTTACAGTGTTCCTAAAATCTGGTGCGACGGCAGGAGCCACAACCTCCACAGGTGTCAGCGGGACGGCTTATTACAGTCGAGTCGGTAAGCAAGTTGTCATTCAACTACCTGACCTAACGTTTACCACTGTAGACGCTGTGTTCACATTGTCTACATCTAACTCAGCATCCACAAATACTTGGCCAACAGGACTTACCCCAGCCTCTGTATCCGTCCAAGATTTGTTGAATACAAGTAAGGCGGGCGTGGGCTCTGTCGCAGTTTGGAATCTAACAACTGCCGGTCAACTACAGTTCTTCGCAGACGCCACAGGTACGAGCTTTGGGGCCACCAACGTGGCCAAAGGCATTACAAAGAGTAACCTGAAATACATGGTGACATAACATGAACAAACTCAAGATCGCGGCAGTCATTGCCGCTCTCTTGCTGGCTGTCGGGGTCGGCTACAAGCTAGCCCCGGTTCATCCGGCTGAAACCAAGACAGTGTTGGTGGACCGAGTGGTTACCAAGGATCGTGTTGTTACTAAGGATGTTGTCCGCACTGAGACAAGACCAGACGGAACTAAGATCGTGACCGAGTCTTCGGAGCATTCCCAGACCAAGACAGACACCCACGAGGTAAAAAAGGAGACTGTGACGGTCTCGGCAGACAAGACACACTACTCATTGGGTCTCGGCGTCGTGCTGGACCCCTTTCGGCCTCTTAATCGGGCCTACAACATCGAGATAGGTAAGAGGCTATGGGAGAGTCCGGTATGGGTAACGGTGAGTTACCAAACAAACAAGACCGTACTATTCGGGTTGCGTACAGAATTCTAGGTTCTCGGAGGGCCATTACGGCTCTTGTATCAATACTGTGTCTTACGGTTCTAGGGTTGGTAAACCATGTGGACACCTCAATGGCCATCGCTACGGTGGCTTCGGCTATGTGCGCGTCGAACGCGTTTCAAGCCAAAGGAGCAGGTGATCAAAAATGACAGAAGTCGGGCAGTTTATGAAGGTTGTGGAACGGATTGAATCAAAAGTAGACGACATCAGGGACAAAATTCACGACATGGACATCAGGACATCGGGCACTATGATAAGACAAACAGCTCAAGAGAAAGAGATTAGCGACCTCAAGTCAGAAGTTGAAGAACTTAAGACCGCGTACCACAAGGCAGCGGGGGCCTGGAAGCTATTATCTATACCCGGACTCGTCTCCTTTATTTACGCCGTTTCCCAAATTCTGACAAAATGACCTAAGGCTGGCTTCCCAATCACACGGGAGGTCAGCCTTTTTTCGTATCTAGATTCGGGCACTTACAAAATAGTTTGTAGCTGTCCTCAAGTAAAAACGGGAATCCCCGTAGAGATAATTAGAAATTGGGACACACAGTCCCTTAGGAGTAACCAGATGATCGTAGTCACAGTTTACAACCCCAACCTAACCTCTGACACCCACGACTTCACCCTGACACACCAAGCCAAATCTTGGCTGCTTTTGTCTGGCTACCTCCCTACTGAAGAAGATGAACACAGGTACGTACAGCACTACACAGGCTGTTCTGCAATATTAACCGTGAGGAAATAACAATGAAATACCTAGCATTAGTTCTCTTGTTACAAGGTTGCGGCATGGACCAACGGGTCAAGGGCGGCACCAAGAATGAAGTCATAGCAGACGGCAAGGTCGATGTCAACATTGTTCTAAAGATTGACCTTTCCCAGTGCGATGAGTTCGGGACAGCGGCCAAACTGGACTGCATCGAAGCAATCACCGGGGCCTTTGACTCCATCGGCGACCTTAGCAAGGTGCTGGTGTGCCCACCGGACCAGACTAAAAACTGTGACCTACTGAGCAAGATTTTGGACGGTGTCAAATGAGCTATGTAAGCAAGTACTTTAAGGCAGAAGAATACGAATGTCGTTGTGGCGTTTGTAAGGGCAGGCCATCCGACCGCATGTTAGCTATTGCAGATGAGATACGAAGGGGCTGGGGTTCTGGAGTAGAGTGTACGAGTGGCTATAGGTGCGAAGCCTACTCCCTCTATCTTCGTATGCATAACGTACCCGCAGCTGTACACAGCGCCCACAACTCTGGAGAGGCTATGGATTTTCGTCCCGTAAATGGAAAAATTCAAGAGTTTCAAAACTATTGCCGATCTCGGCTAGTTGAATTGGACATCTACATGGAGTCCCCACAATTTACGATGTCATGGTGCCATCTACAAACTAGAAAAGTTAAGGCTCCTGGCCGGGTGTTTAATCCATGAGTCTAATGTGGGTTAAGATAGAAGAGTCTCCCCATCTCTGGATTAGCAATGAGGGACACTTCTACAGAGCACCGTTCGATTCTCCTATGCGACAGTTTAGCAGAATGCAGCCCGAAAGATGGATACGAACGTTTCATTTGAGCCCAAAAGGGTACTGTCGAATAAACGCAATGCAGAAAGTGCATTTTGTACATCGGCTAGTGGCCAAATATTTTATCCCTAACCCTGAAAACTTACCCCAAGTGAATCACATGGACGGGGATAAGTTGAATAATCGGGCCGACAATCTGGAATGGGTAACAAATCAAGAGAACCGGGATCACGCTGTAGCCAATAACCTGCACCACACCGGTCCCAAGACTGAAATGGGACGCCTTGTGCTGTCAAAAATTGATGAAATACGGGATATGCGGGCTTATGGGGTAGGTATCTTAAAAATATCTAAAGATCTGGGCGTACCTTATCAATTGATTCAGAAGTATCTGAAGAAAAGAGACAGACGTGCTTGATTACGAGAACCTCCTGTACGCCGTAGCCAAATACACGGCCCAGGCAACAAGACAAGAGATCACGCTTGAGGAACTGCACAGGAACCTTGAGCTTATCATTAAAGAATTCGACAAGGTAGGGAGATGGAAATGAGAACTTACGAAGACATCAAGAACATCAAGGCAAGTCATCCAGCGGTCAAGGGCTGGATCCTACAGACCCCCGGCGGAGCTAGCTTCATACTTGCCCCCGACGACGAAGAGCCCACACAACGCGTGGCCTTGCTAGGAGTGATTGAGAAATGAAGTACCATACTTGGCGACTTAAGAAGTACTACAAATGGCCAGTCTTGCACATCATAACGCCGTTTAAGCTGGTCGAGATCTCATTCCGAAATACTAATCACGTTTTTACCTGGAGCAAGTAATGGCATACAACATAGACGAGAAGAGCGGGAACGTGGAGTGGGTGAATCTACCTCATCGGCTTACCCCGTACCAGGAGAAGCAGATCGAAATCAATAAGCTTGAGGACTTGTACCCCGGCGAGGGGGTCAAGCACGACCAGGACAAGCTACCCTACCACCTGCTGTCAGTGTGCGCAACAGAAGAGATGCTGAAGGTCCTGGCGTTTGGTGCGGCCAAATACAGCGAGAACAATTGGCGTAAGGGATTTAAGTGGACCCGCCTACTAGCTGCTGCCAGCCGCCACCTGTTCGCCTACATGCGCGGGGAGGACCGGGATCCAGAGACCGGGTGCCTCCATACCGCCCACCTGATGTGCTGTGCCATGTTCCTAACTGAGCATTCTATTCGTAAACTCGGTCAAGACGACCGCTACAAGGAGACAGTATGAGTGAGAAACTAGACATCCAGGTTGAACGTCATCTCAAGATCGGTCGCCACAAGGACCTGATCGCTATGTACAAGACCCAGCTTAACCAGCTAGTAACCCTGATCAAGCAGCGTGAGGCCTCTATCGACCGTATCCAGCTGGCCGTTGACACCGAGGACATGCACCGGGCACGGGCGTTTAACATCAAGGTGAGTCGAGCTAAGGACGACGCGCTGTCTTGTCCCCTGGCTGTGGGCGACCGTTTTCGCTCGGGGCCCGAATTCTTCAACGTGGCGGCCCTCAAGAATGAAGTAATTGGGGTGATTCGGGAGTCTGACCAGCACTGCGTCGTGTCTGGTAAGTCCCTTGAAACTATCTCGGAATTCTTCTACTATGAATACCCGGCAGCTGTCCAGGTAAATAGCTCTAAAGTTTAATTGGCCCTGGCCGAACGTAGTTAATGTAAGCACAAGGAGACATATAATGCTTGACCAAATAACGACCCTTAAACTACTCATCGAAGCGTCAGAAGTATCACATACGGAGTGCGCGCAGTTGATCACTATGCTTGATCAGGTCCAGTATTACGTGGCCTTTAAGGCAGAACATGGTGACCTGTATGCGGCGAACCTGAAGTCACAGATCATGAAGGAGGCAGTGTGAGGAAAATCATTGAGTTCCCTGTCTACGGGCTGTTCTCGGGTACTGAGTACATTGTGACGGCTATTGTGCATCTGGGCAAAACAAGCGCAAGGGGGGATGACCCGGACGAGGTCGTCTCCCTACAACAGGCCGATATGGCGGGCAAGATTGTCCAGATTAAAGATTGGCCGAAATTGGCCGAAAGAGCAATAGAAATCGCAAGGGAGACAGCATGAACAAGACAATGAACAACGACAGCAAGAACCACCTAGCCGATGCGCTAGACAATGCATTCGCCAAGAAGGACGCCGAAATTGAGCGACTGAGAGTACAACTTGTATGGGTTGAAGGTCAGTATTCCCAATGTAAGGGCTTTATGGAAGAATACCGAAATGAACGCGACGCGCTACGTGAAAAGTTGGCCAGCACTGAATGGTATCTCAAAGATAAAATGAATCATGCGGCTAAAGACAGTGCAGAGTTGAGCAAGAAGTTAGAGCTAAGTGAACGCTTGGTGGATGAATACAGACTTCGCAACAAGGAGCTATTAGCCGCCACTTGTAGTTCTTGTAATAATACGTTGGAACAAAGTCTGAAGCCTGAAACATCAGATTATTTGGCCGAACGACAGGCCCTCAAGCCCAAACAGCCGACGATTGTGGACTACTTCGCACTACCTAAGTTCCCAAATGGGTTTCACAAGTTCACGATCTACTCAGACGGCACAATTAAAGCAACCCTTGAGAAGATTGGAGAGTGAGATGGAAAGACCTTTAGTTTGTTATGCAAGTGAATCAACCATGGTCGAAGGCTTAGACAAGCTGAGGGCATACGTCGCCTACCTTGAGGCCGAACTTCAGGCGTTGAAGCCGAAGCCGGTGGTTGAGGTTCGCATGCTAAACTATCGATGGAGTGATAACCTTTTAGACTTGTATCCGGCATACGCAGGTGAAGAGAAACTAAAACTCAGTTTCATCGATGGGGTCTTAAAGGGTGCGGAGGTGGTTGGGTGAGAGCATATAAGTTCCAAGGCATACCTCTCACTCCGTTGGAGGTTGAGCTTATTATGGACGAACTGAAAGCCGGACCCACTCGTCACAGGGTTGACTTCCTTGTATGGGTTCTTGAGGCGAGTTTGAAGAAATATCGGCGACGATCAATGAGGATTGTGAAATGACCAACATCACGAAGCTGCGGGGGCTACTTGCTGAGGCCACTCCTGGTAACCAACTAGTGCTTGTACATTACATGCCCGCACTACTAGACCGGCTGGACAAGCTTGAGGCGGTTGCTGAGGCGGCGAGTGAGCTACTGATAACAAGTAAGAAATTAGACGAGGCACTAGCGACCTTGGATTCGAAACTGGGAGAGACGGAATGACGACCGACGAACTTAGTAAATATGTAAAGTCTCCTGAGGCTGAATGGGTAACCCTACCAAAGCCCTTCGCCGAGGCACTTCTGGATAAACTCCGCACCATGGAAGCGCGCATTGCAGAACTGGAGGCCGCTAAGGCGCATCACATTGCAATGCGACAGCAGACACAAGAGGAGAGAAATTTAATAAGTGCGCTTTATAAAGGACAAGAGGACATTATTCTCAATCTACAAGAGGATTACAAAGAGGCCGAGAGACAGCACGAGGTAGCAGCTAAAGCCCTCAATTCACTTAAGACTAAACTACAGGCGGCTGAGGATTTAGCTAACGCCGCACATATGGTTTTCCATGGTGATGCAGATGTTTACTACCTTGAAACTAAATTGCTTAAGTTCCGCGCAGCTGGAAGGGGGAGTGAATGAGTTGTCATGGCGAATGCGTCTTGCCACTGCTGATAGTGTGCGCTGTGTTTGGGATTATAAGTTGGATAATGAATCGAAAGGGGGACAAGGGATGAAAAGGTTCATTGTTAGTGACATAGGCGGCTGTGTGGAGGTCGATCCAAACGGCAAGTGGTTGACGCGGGAGGAGGTGGAGAACGCAATGCATTTATTTGGGTTTCTTCCGCCAGAGATTGGGAGGATTGTTGACACCTTATTCGATAAGGGGGGATTAAACTTGAACATTTACACAATAGCGGAAGCCAAACGAATACTAAATCAAGGAAAGACGCTAGCCGCCATTCCCATTGATGGACGTATAGTCACACCTAAAGACTTTGTCGAGGCTATTTCATCGGCCTCGGAACGGCTTGGCACTGAGCTGCGTTTGGTGACAGTTTCGGACGTAATGGACGAACTATTCAAAACGGAGGACGAGGGGTGAGAAAGCCAGCAGAGATACAGGCAGACGCAGAGATGGTTACTATTGAGATGTTCGCCAACCTGGCTATGGTTAACACCCCTGGCATGGAGCAGGAACTTGCCCGACTGTACAACCGCCACCAAGCCCGAGACAAGGCAGTGTGGGACAAGATGAGAATCAATTCCATGTTTGAGGACGGCCCCTGGTACCAGATTGAACAGATGCAGACCTTTAAGTATTATTGATGCCCAAAAGGTAAGAATTGTGGGCCGCATTCCCATGGAAAAAGTTGTCGAATAGGCTAAAGGTTTCCTGGATTGTGCCGATAAGTACTTTGTAACCAGGAGGCACCCATGAAACACTACGCAACATACACAGCTTACGGCACAACAGCAATGCAAGTATCTGAGACAGCGGTACGTATCCGGGGCAACGTCTACGACTTTCAACAGCCCGTCACAGTAGCCATGGTCAAAGCCCTGGTCCTCAGCCTGTCGAAGGGGGATCGCTAATGGGTGGTTTGTTGACTCTTGCCATGGGAATTGGGCTGTTCTATCTTATGGGTCAGTTCGTTATGAACCTACTGTTAGCTATTGTTAACTGTATTAATGAGGCGATGAAATGACAAGAGAAGAGCTTGAGATGGAGCTGGACAAGGTGAGACAACGCCTCCTAGACCTGGAAGTAGGTAGTAGGGCCTGGGTTGCGGGGAAAGAGATTGAGAAGGCTATCTTGCATAGTTTGGGGGTGGGGGAATGAAACTACTTATCATAGGCTACCCACGGTCGGGGAAGACGACTAGGGCCAGGAACATGCAGATTACCGAGATGGTACCCCCAAATGGAGAGACTCCAGTCCTGTCAACAGACAAGCTAGTAGCCCAGTACGAGTGGTCTGCCTTCAGTGACAAGGTATGTGACATGCTCAAGCAACCCGGTCCTTGGATCATTGAGGGCTGTAGCGCAGTCCGTGGCCTCCGTAAGTACCTCAAGGAAGGGAATGTGCCAGACTTCGAGATCGAATGGCTAGATAAGCCCTTTGTGCCTCTTGTGGGGCGTCAGGTGGGGTTCGCAGCAAGTCTGAAGAGTATCTGGGGGGAGTGTCAGGGGTTGATGGAGGATAAGAAGAAATGATCTACCTAGAAGTATTAGATAGGGACGGTGGGACCATACGGGACGAGGAGTATGAGACCGTGGAAGAGCTGCTCAGGGAGTGGCCTTGGGCTGAAGAGAACAGGGGCTATTGGACTGTGTGGGTGGGGAGTAAGGAGTGAATGCATATAAGTCCTATCCTAAGAACAGCCTACCACACGAGCTACGGTGCCCTCACACGACGGCTGAAATGAGGCCCTTAGCCTGTGTAGACTGCACAGCTGACGAGCTTCTAGCGGTGTTCCTAGAGCTTAAGAGAAGCTACTACAGTGGCGTGGAGCTTATGGGTGAGAAGGAGTACGACAGGTTCGAAGCCTATCTGTGGGCTAGGTTCCCAGAAGATGGGCGATTCAAAGTAGTTGGATCTAAGTAGTTGATATTGCTAGAGCCGTCATAAAATGTGAAAATTCTAAATGGGTGCTGGGCAACTTTCATGCCAAAGCTGTAACCGCGTGTTTTGATTAATATTCCCGGCCCTCCATACCCCGCCATCCGTAACTATACTGATATCATTGCCCTTTCTTTTCCCCTTGCAACTATCATGCCATCACCCCCTGTCGCCATTTTAAGCCCCCTTCCTTCTAGCCCTCATCACCCTATTGCCTTGTTCATTCTCGTCGATCCTAGGCCATCCTCGTCAACCGCACAAGGTTCGCTTTCGCCTACCGAGCTGTCAACATAGGGCTTTGGCACACTCCTTGCTACGCCACATTCCATGCCAACCGCACCCTAATCTCAATCTATACATTATCGTAATAACAACTCCCCCTTGCAAGTTTCGTGCCAGGTATACTTATTGCATGGCAAACCGCACTGCTGTTCTGTGTTCATCGTGAGTA